ACATGGTTGCCAATATATCTATAGAATGACCCCATACCTAAACACAAACCATGAACTTGTGGTGTTTGGTGATGATGATTTCTTCTGGATGGGTACAAGCCAAGGACAAAAACATGGACAAGGCGCTGTTATAAACTTTAATTCAGAGTTTGGCGGTATGCGTGATGGGGAATATCCTGTCAGATTCTGGGTCATGTATAACAACATTTGGCTTCTTACATCTGAAGGCAACCTGTTTAGTGCTGGTGAAAATGCTTATGGACAGCTAGGCGTTGGCGGTACAACTGATAGATATAGCTTTACAAAAATATCTACACTAGGCCCAGATGCTACTCATGGCGGTACGTCTTGCCAGATTGCAGGATTCCATGTTGGAAACCAAACAGATAATGGTGCTGCAAACTACGGATCTTGTTATGCCATTGATACTTCAGGGCGGTTGTTTGTCTGGGGTTATAACAGTGGAGGCAAGCTTGGTATCGGTAATACTACCAACCAATCATATCCTGTCCTAGTTTCAGGTGTATCTAATGTTAAGTCTGTCTCAGCAGGTATGGAAAGCGCTTATGTTGTAGACGGAGATGGCAATCTATTCGTATGTGGCGATAACCAAAATGGTGTAGGTGGAGGCATCAACTCAACATCATTTACTGATAGTAATCAAAACAATGTTTACCAAATTATAAATGGTGATGGTTATTATCACACGACTAGATACGCTCATGGTCATTATCTAAATACATCAGGCGAATTGTATGGTGTAGGTGGTAATGCGGTTGGATCTGTAGGTGATGGAACGCTAGTTGCCAAAGGAAGTTGGACTAGAGTAGGTGGTTCAGCTACTTACTCTTCATTCTACTATGCGGGTAATAGTTACTACCTAGCAGTAGGTGCTTTAGGTGGAACGCCGGGAAATTCTAATAATGACTTCTTTGCATGGGGGTATAATGTTAATGGTCAAGTAGGTGATGGTACAGCTACCAATGTGCAATCACCAACACAGCCGTCAACAACAACACTATATACTCACACAACAACATCTACTTCATCTAACAATGCGCCTACAGAAACAGATGTCCCTCTGCCTGTTAATGACATTAAGAAAGTTTGGGGTACAAGAGGCGCACAAGGCCAAGGTACATCTGAATTCTTCTTGATGGACGATAAGTATAGGATTTGGCAGGGTGGTTATTCACAAGCCGAAGATTATCATCAAACTGATACAGCGAATATAGCTATACTTAACTATCGTCTGGACATTGGGCCTTGGAATACAACATCTGCTATTACCACTTCTCATTGGGCAGGTAAGACAGAAGAGCAAGTAGTTCATATACATGGGTTAGGTAATTCCTATGGATCTGAAGGGCATGTAGTATTCATGACAACTGCTGGCCGAATCTTTGGCAAGAGATACAATACCCAAGGACAGCTAGAAAGTGGCTTAAACTACATTGGCAACTGGATTCAATTAACTCCATAAAGGAAGGATAGCTATGGCACAAAAACTTTATAAATGGACAGGCAGTCTTACCTCGCCAGATGCCTATGATAGTGCGTTACCTGCTCCACAATGGTATGGATACAATGACAGTGGTGTTGGTCTAGCCTACTTAGATACAACGTTTGCGGGTCAATGCTCATCATCAAATGATGACTTTGCTGCAACTACGGCTGCTGAACACAAAACATGGGTTAAGTCAAACAGTCGACAAGCGGCTAGGCTTAATAAACAATGTCGAGAAGAGATTAGGGCATCTTATAGTATTGAAGATGAACTCAAAGCATATAGAACCGATGACTCTGATGTCAAAACTGCTATAGGAAAAATTGTCGATAGCTACACTGCGAAGAAAAACGCACTTGTAGGCGACTGAGGTAGGTGATCGATGGTAGTAGCCGAAGCCCTTGCGGGCATGGCTCTCATCAAAGCTGGTGTAGATGGAATAAAGGGAGCAATAAATACAGCTAATGATGTAGGCGCAATAGCCAAATACGTTGATAATTTGTTTGAAGGTCGTGATCAAGTTAATCGTGATAAGAACAAAGCAAGGCAAGATCCTTTTGGTATCAAAAGCATAGCCACCGAAACTATCAATGCAAAGTTAGCAGAGGAACAGCTTGATGAAATGCGTCAACTTATTGACTTCCGTTTTGGTCACGGCACTTGGGCTAGTATTGTTGCTGAAAGAGCGAGACGAATACAAGAAGCTAAGGAAGCTGAAAAGCAAAAGAGGATAGCCGCAAGAAGGCGTAGAGAGGAGACTATAGAGTTTATGGGTATAATGGGTTCAGTCATCGTAGGTGCTGTAACTCTGTTAGCAATACTCTGGTTCATAGTTTTTAGAAGATGGTAGACTGGTGGAAGCGTTACATACAATTCAATCTCACAGCCAAGCTTACAATGCTTGCTTCCGTAGCAATGAGTTGGCGTTGTGCAGAATGGTTTATGAACCTAGAAAACCCTACAACTCAACAATCCGCATTTGTGTCAGTAATCATGGGCGTTATGACAGGCGTCTACGGCATCTACCTTGGCAAAGAAGCAAGGACGCCTAAAGAATGAAAGAGACACTATATATTCTAGTTATCAGCATGTGGGGCAGTGATGGAGTCACAAACCATCCTATAGGTCAGATGGCACTCCAACAGCCCATGACCATTGAACAATGTAATTGGCTTCGTTCTGATGGTATGTGGCACAAGTCTACAAATAATAAATTTTATTTTATGATTCCGCAGTGCTTTCCAGAAGACTGTGCTGGTAAAGAGAGGTGCGAATGATACAGCTATTGGGTGTTGTTGGTAGCCTTGCCCAAACCTTTCTAGAAGGTAAGGTCGAGAAAGAAAAAGCCAAGTCAGAGATTATGAAGACTGCGGCACAGCATGACAGTAAATGGGAACTGATCATGGCTGAATCCACAAAAGGATCGTGGAAAGATGAAATAATAACAATAGCTGTTCTGACGCCCTGTGTAATGAGCTTCATTCCTGGGGCAGAAGATCTTGTTAAGGAAGGCTTTGCAAGGCTCAATGAGTTGCCGGATTGGTATCAGAATATTTTATACGTTACAATTTTAGCGGGGCTGGGTTTGAAGGGGCTGGATAAGTTCAGGAGGAAGTAATGGACATCGAGCGTCTAAGAAAGGATCTAGAACACGACGAGGGTGTGAAGTATGAAATATACCTTGATCATCTTGGATACAAAACTCACGGAATAGGCCATCTATGTAGAGAGACAGAACCAGAGTTCAACATGGAAGTTGGTGAGCCTGTGTCTGCTGGTCGTGTACAGGAATGTTTTGAGCAAGACCTAGAGTCTGTTCTGTATGACTGTGAAAAGCTTTACCCTAACTTCTTTGGCTTAGATGAAGAAGTCCAGCTTATTATAGCGAACATGATGTTTAACCTCGGTTATCCACGCATGTCGAAGTTTAAGAAAATGAAACAAGCTGTAGATGACGAGCAATGGGAAGAAGCAGCTGCCCAGATGCGTGACTCGCTTTGGTATAATCAAGTACGCAACAGAGCAGAGCGTCTTGCTGTCAGGATGGAATTGCTAGCTGTGCCTTTCTAGCACGAAACTTCTCAGCCTCTGATAATCCTAAACTAAAGTCGCCACGCTTACTTGCAGTAGCTTCATAGTTATCGCATGAGTAAAATATGTATGTGTCTGGTCTAGGTGGCACTCTGCCATACTTATCGTATTGTTCTGCTTGGGGATCATCTACAAAACCATCCATGTGAATACCCTCCTTGTTGTTTGTTATTTAATCTGTAGACTCACCACCAGCGAGGGGTGGTTCGATTTCCTCCCTGCCATCCCTCGCACCTTTTGCTAACAGACTTTCTACTTCCATTAACTTAGAAGTTGCCTCATCGATCAAGTCATTATTGTCAATATGACCAGATAATACTCCAAAGTTAAGCTGATTGGTCGCCATAGCAACCAGTTTGCGAACATGATGTATACTTGACATAACCACCTCCGTTATGGAATATGTTCTTAACAGCCCGAAACGGCAGTTGTGGGGGAAGAGGACGCTCAGGTATCAACTGGCGTCCTTTTCTTTTTGTTCTTGCTGTTCTTCAAGAGCGCACTCATCGCATTGCGTCCACTCACCATCTGTTTCGTGAGCAAGCCACTCGCAATCAGCACAGTCATTTGGACTCTTGTACTTCACAGCTCGATCCTTTTGTTCTTCATGGCTTGCAGTCTATCCTTAGTATCTGCATCTAAATGATCGCTAAGTTTAGCAGTAGCATTACAGCGATGCTTCTGCCTACGTTGCTCGATGAGGTGGTTAGCCCATATCAGGCCACACTTTACAGAACAGAAGTTACCGAACTTCATAATCCACTTACCTGTCCAACAGACAGTCTCATAGTATATTTTGCCATCAGTGGCACGCCTTGGTGTTTCTCTTAGAACTTCAAGGTTGCCCATGTAGCGTTCCCCTGGCTTCTCAGCCGTAAACACCTTCTTCTGCTTTTGAGCAGGACGCTGACAGTTATAACAAGTTACTTCGTGACTAAGCTCTTTAGGAGCCGAATAATCATCAGACCGCATAGTGATCTCCTATTTAATATCCCACAACTGTTGTTAGGCTACGATACGCCCAGCTTCTCTGGCTTCTTCCCAGTATTCCAACAGCGATTTATCTGGCTTGAAGTACAGATCTCTCTCTACACCCAAGCCAAACGGTGGGAACTTTAGCGATTTAAGTTCAGACAGGCTTACAGATCCCATCTCTGGTGTGCCTTGGCCGATGTCACAGAGGCCAAACATTGTGTCTCCGTCATCTTCCATCTTTGATATGAGCCATGTAAAAGCACCACCACCGAACAGTTTTACAACTGGTCTGCCCAGTGTATCCTTCATGTTGTTGGCTTTTAGCTGTCGCTCAATGTCCTTTGTTATCAACTTCATCATTTCCTCCTACAATGTGTCCATGCCCCTCTTTCATATGCTCGATCATCATCTTTGATAATAGAGCAAGCTGTCCTAGTGAAAGAGCGTCATAGTAATCCCAAGTAATTTGGGAAAAGAGTTCTCTCTTATCTGTCTTCATTAAGAGTGAAAGCGTAAATGAGTTTGCTTTGGTTTTTGTTATCGAGATGACAGCTGTCCTGTCCTGTCCGTCATCTGTGACACCATTCATCCAAATTTCAGAGTCAGACTGATTGATGTTTACTTCATCAAATTCAAGCTGACCTATCACAAACTCTACATACTTTTGTTCTGTAAAGTGCATTGGTCTACCTTGCGGTTCTGGTATTCCTCCTCATAACATGGAAGGCATATCGTTCTATGAGATGCAGGTTCGATAGAACGAAGTATGCAGACAAACCACTGAACGGTTCGCCCACATACCTCGCAATCTGAAGGTCTGCCTTGATTGTTAGTCTTCTTAGGCAGCGTCCTCGTTCTCCTTTAGATATGTCTTGATGCGTTTGAACTCTTCCATAACGACAACCTGATCCTTCTTAGGAAGCTTGTCATATACGACTTTGTTCTCACGCCACATGTCATCGACCTGTGCAGTGGATGTAGCTTTACCAAACTGATCCTTGATGCGATCTACGTTTGCTTGCCACTCTTTCTTGGACTCTTCAGTATCCATGACTGGCAAGTCCTCTCCAGCATAGATGTTAAGCCCAAGGCCGAAATAAGCAATCGTCTTAACCAGACAACGTTGAAGTGCGGTGTTGACCGCAAAACTGTCAGGAAAAGGCATTGCCTTATTCTTGAAATCGAGGACAGGATAAATCTCTGAGTGAGACTCGCCCTCGATAGTAACAGTTGTCTGAACATAGGTGTTCCCTTTAGTGTCTCGCATGAAAGGAAGCGGGTTATTCTGGTTGTCATGGAATACCACCTTCTCAAATGTTGCTGTTGGATAGTGTGACTTGACCAGTGACCAAGCCCATGTCCAAGAAAGATAGGTGAAGTTACCTTTCTTCTCGGTATGTGCTGAACAGTCAACGGCGGCTAGGGTTTTGAATACATCAGACATTCGCATTGTCCTCCTTCGGGGTGTTTACTCTGATAGATATTGTACCTGACTTGGCACGAGTTGCGACAAGCTTGGAACCAGCTGGATGATTGCCAGTTAGATCAAGTGTCATACGTTTACAGTTGTCAGGCATGTAGTGACGTATCTCTGTCTTGGATAAGTCAGCATGTTCTACAGCCTTCTTGGCTTCTGTAATCAGTTGAGCGTTGAGATTCATCTCCGATTGCATACGCTGGTCGAAGAACTCAAAGCTAGACATGTCGATTGTAACCATATCGTCATACACCACTGGTGGCAGTGACACATGGTCGATAGGTGGTACACCTGACTGATACCAATCCCAGAACTTCTTACAGTTATCAACATAAGCATTGATCCAGTTGTCATCACGGTTGATTACACGAACCTCCATGCGGCAGTGTACAGCGAAGAACGCAACTAGAAAGCATTGCTCACGACCAGTAGAAACCAGATGATGCTGACACTGGGGTGCATACATCTCACAAAGCTCATCGATGTCACGAAAACCAAAGTGTGCTTTGGCCTCTACAGGATCGTAATACTTTGTAAGGGCATCGAGTGTTGAGCGTATAGGCAAGCCGTAGTCTGGGCTGGCGTGTCTCAATATATCTCTGGTACGCAAAGGAATGTCGAAATCATTCTCGAACCAATCAAGTATGAAGGACTCTAGATGAGAGCCAGCCGCCATACGAAGCTTAGTGTTCTTGTCGAACTTACGTTCCTTGTCACCGTTCTTTTCATCGATGAGGTCTTGCCACGCATCAAGATCGCCGCTGGCAATGATAGATGCTTCTGAAGAACCAATGAAGTTTGATCTTGTGTTAAGCTGCTGCTGTGTTAGTGCCATCGTTTTCCTCCAATGCGGGAATGTGGTCGTCTAGTTTGTAATGTTCTGGTGCAATACCTTCATCATGTTGTCTCGCTTGTATCTCATCGTAACAACGACGGATGAAAGTCTGTCGTTGAAAGCGTGAGTTACTGGCAAACCGAGCAACAGTGTCAGTAAAGTTAGGTACGTCTTGTGAACGTATGTATGGTGCAACTTCAGTTGCCAGCCATACGAAGTGCTTCTTTGTCATGTTGGCCATCAATTCCTCCTTTGACTACGCCAATGATATCGATGAGACATACATCGATTTTTCGATAGATTGGATTTGTACTGTTAGGGATGCAGTATCCCTTGCGGTACTGGTAGAGAGCATTGCGCTGTACCTCTTTAACCAGTATCACATCATCATCTATTGGCTTCTGGTCGAGCTGTATCACCACGCTACAGCCCTTTGGAAACCCAGATTTGTTCATAGATTCTTCGTGTACAACTATTTCAACTAACATAATAATTACATAATAGTCGAAAAATTATAATAAATGAATTGTCAATGCACATTATTTTGATTATCTTTCACATATGACAGATAGTTTCAGCTGTAACCTGATTTCACAACTGACCAATAGGCGTCATGAACTTGGACTGCCTCAGACTATTGTTGACCATAAGATTGGTGTAGCTACTGGCTTAGTCGCCAAATGGGAAACAGGGAATCGTAAGCCAACAGCGTTTAACCTGCATTGTTGGGCTGAAAGCCTTGGATGCAAAATAACTCTGGAGGTTGTAGAGGATGATTTGCGGTATTGACCCTGGTCTAAGTGGCGGCATAGCTTTCATCGAGAAGGATACTGTCTGCTCTGTTGAAGCTGTGCCTGTCCACAAGATAAAAGAAGGAAAATCTGTGAAGCGATATCTTGATTGTTTCACAATTCTTCACTTACTTCACAAATATGAACCACAGCATGTGTTTATAGAAAAACAACAAGCGATGCCAAGGCAGGGTGTATCATCTACATTCCGAACTGGTTTCGGATATGGTTTGTACATAGGCATGCTGATAGCTGGTGATTACGATTACACCATTGTTGGTGCAAAAGAATGGAAGAAGTTTTTCAATCTTTCATCAGACAAAGATCTTAGTAGAGAGAAAGCATCAGTGATATTTCCCGATGCTTCCCATATGTGGAGACAGAAGAACCAAGACGGTCTTGCTGAAGCAGCACTGATAGCTTACTTTGGAGCCAATGGATCCCAAGTGTTAAGCTCGTGGGAGCAGTAATCAGAGATTGCTTGTGCTAACGCCTTCTTGCCCTCGATGGGTTCTGTCTGGCCTAGTTCATTGTGCCAGATGTCTGCTAGTTGCTCTGCTTTGTATTTGTTGAGCCACTTGACGTCTGGTTTGAACCAATTAGCTTGATGTTCGTAGCCGATTGATTTCTGAATGGCCGGATCATTGAGAACATACGATGGTATAGATCTCGCAATGACTGGAGCAAAGTGTTGAGCGATCCACTCAAGAGGGTTGCCAATGAAGTAATCGACAGTAGGCCTGTCAACATCGCTGTAACTTTGACCAACAGAGTTTCTAAGCTCTTGATAAGAAGCATGACGCTCATGTTCTTGGTATCCTTCTGGTTCGTAGTCAGATGTAAACTCCTCTGCTACGTCATATGATATGTTAGTAGGTCTGTTCTGTTGTGTGTGAGTGTACGAGTGGTATGCACTAGCACAAGCCATAGCAAGCAGAACATCGTCTTTGCTGTTTGAAAGTAACCAATCACGAATGTGTTTGGCTTTCATCTTAGAGTATGCCGTAAACTGTGGCTTAGACATATCCTGTGGTGTAAGCACTGGTTCTTCACCAGCTTCCACAGCATCTATCTCTGCCTGTGACTTGTCCTTGGGATCAGTGAACATCTGAACACGCAAGTTGTGACGGTAAGTGTCGTAAGAGAAAGCAACAATAGTCATCTCTTTCTCTGCCTTCAGCTTCTCATCATCACCGTACAGCTGATCAAGATAACGGAAACGTTTGTCATCAAACGTCTGCATGTCTACAAGAACGTGTACTTCTTTGTAGCCCATGCTGCGATACTCTTCAGCTTTGTCGTTGACGTACTTGATTTGTAGTTCTTTGAACAGGTCAACGTTAGTAATGAACTGTTCTTCACCAAACAAATCACCCTCGATGTTCAGGTCAGCCATATGCTCTTTGACATCAAACAATGCTAGATCAAGTTTGATCTTGTCTGATGTCATAGCCATGCGGGCATGTGACATGTTAATTTTCTCATCAGGCTCATACCTACTAAGAAACTCATCCTGTCTCTCATGACTGCCAAGCGTCAGTGCTGATGCAACTCCGATGTTGAACTCACAATTGCGAAAGCGTTTCTTTGCATTGTCCGATAAGTCAGACAAGGCTACACGTTGTTGAACCCACTTGTGGGTTTGACCAAACTGCTTTGCAATCGAATCGAAGTCATGTTCACCACTGGCACACAATGCGCTGATGACATCACACTGATCTAGGGGGTGCATATCCTCACGCATCATGTTAGCATGTAGTCCGGCTAGCTGATCATTGCTGTCAATCTCCACACAATTTATCTCTACCTCAGAGGTTTTACCGTGGATCTTGCGCAATGCGGCTAGCCGACGATTACCGTCAACGACCTC